GAAGGCGCACCAGACTTTAAGCCTTCACAGCATATACATTATTCTAAATCTGATTTAGATTACACATTAGATGTCACACAGATATTCGACAACTTATACAATGAGGCTGAGTGATGAACTATACAGAACTTACAGCGGCAATAAAGAATTATACAGAAAATGAAGAGACAACATTTGTTTCTTTGATTCCAACATTTGTACAGCAAGCTGAACAGCGCATATTCAGAACTGTAACTATACCTGAGGTAAGAGCCAACAGCACTGGAAGCTTAACTCAAGGAAATCAATATCTGCAAAGACCGTCAGACTTCTTGGCTGTTGCATCCATTGCTATAGTTGATCCAACCACATCTGAATATACTTATTTATTAGATAAAGACGTTAACTTTATAAGAGAAGGCTTCCCAGTAGCGGCAACGCAGGGAAAACCTTTGTATTACGCTCAGTTCGATGGTGATGCTATAGCTGCTGGCACTCATGGTCACTTCATTGTTGGACCAACCCCTAATGCTAATTACGTTGTGGAACTTCATTACTACTACGAGCCTCCATCTATAGTATCTACGGGAACGTCTTGGTTGGGAGACAACGCTGATACAGTACTTTTGTACGGGTCTCTCTTGGAGGCTTATACGTTTATGAAGGGTGAGCCAGACATAATGGCAGACTACAAGGAGGGGTATCAGTCTGCGCTCCAGCAGTTGTCAGTTATTGACGCCTTTAGTAAGAAGGATAGCTACAGGGATGGAGAGCCTAGATGAACAATATGCCATTTAATATGTCTGTGGGTAGCATTGAGGTTAGGACCACCAACAATCGTGGGTTCACACCTGAAGAGGTTGCTGAGAGGTGTACTGACAAGCTGCTACACGTTTCTGAACAAGCCCCTCCCGTAATAAGAGATCAAGCAGTAGCCTACAAACAGCAGATGACGGGCGTTATAGCTTCTTACATGAAACAGGCTATTCAAAGTGACAGAACTACTGTATATAACGCAATCAAAGACGCTGGGCACCTAAAACTGGCAGAATATATAAGGAATATGTAAATGGCATTTTCAGGAAACTACATGTGTACTTCGTTTAAAACCGAACTGCTTAAAGGCGTACACAACTTCACAGCAGCATCTAATGTGTTTAAGCTGGCTTTGTATACAAATAGTGCCAGTTTTAATGCTGATACTACTGGCTATACTGCTACCAACGAAATTAACGGCACAAACTACACTGCTGGCGGTAATCCTATAACCACAATTACTCCTACATCCACAGGCCAAACTGCCTTTGTAGGCGCTAACGATGTGGTGTTTTCAAACGTAACAATAAGCCTAGTTCGTGGCGCTCTTTTCTATAACAATGCTCCCGTATCTGGTGGTGGTACTCCTTCTGTAGCTGTACTGGACTTTGGTTCAGATAAAGCCGCAAGTGCTGGAGACTTTACCGTTGTTATGCCTACAAATAACGCCTCTAACGCAATTATCCGCATAGCTTAAAAGGTAGCGCCTCATGTCCACTGTATATCTAGGTGGCTGGGGTCGATCCACTTGGGGCTTCGGGGCTTGGAATGAAGCAAGCGTCCTTCCGATACTAAGTGGTTCTGTTGGCTCAGTAACTACTGTAGTTCGTATAAACGTATTGGGCGTTAGCGGAACTGGACAAGTAAATGCAGCAACGACAACAGGATTTGCAACAGCGCCTGTTTCGGGCGTTAGTGGTACTTCTGAATTAAACACAGTAGTAATAGACTCAGACGGCAACACACCTGTGCTGGGTCTAAACTCTATAGGCTCTGTTGGTACAGTATCTATTGTATCTGAATCAGCTCTGCCGATTACAGGCGTTGTAGGCAGCACAGCCATAGGTACAGCTACCACAAGATTTGGGCGTGTTGTTGATCTCACAGGTATATCTTCTACTGGAAGTGTTGGTAGTGTAACTGTTAACGAATCTTCTTCTTTACCCGCAACAGGAGTTGCTGCAACAGGTCAGCTAGGCACTATAACGCTAATATACAGTAATGCTAATGTGAGCGGTGTATTGGCTAATGCCTTGTCTGGCTCTCCTACAGTATCTTCTGATGGCAATATACCAGCAACTGGAATATCATCAACAGCTTCTATATCATCAGTAACAACAAAAAGTGGTGTCACTCAAAATGTAACTGGGGTTTCAGCTTCATTCTCGGTAGGTTCAGTAACTGTAAATCAAGGTGCCAGCGTTTCACCATCAGGTCTTCAAGCAAATGGGTTTGTAGGTAACTCAAATGTCTGGGCAAAAATAATACCTATAGATGGATCAAGTTGGTCTGGCATATCTCCAAGTGATTCGGGTTCTTGGTCAGACATCACCCCTTCATCTTCAGTAGATTGGAAAAAGATTGCATCTTAACCTTTGGCGCGGTATTAATGGCCCAGCAAAAGGTTCAATTGAACCAAAAGTAAGTCCAAAGTTTGTTGGGAAATTATATGGCTAGTGTTTACACAAACGATTTAAGACTTGAAGAAATAGGTACTGGGGAGCAGTCTGGCTCTTGGGGAACTACCACAAACAGAAATTTAGACCTTATAGCTGAAGCTTTTAGTTTTGGTACAGAAGCTATAACAACAAACGATGACAGCCACACAACAAATCTAGTTGATGGTCAAACATCTCAAGGTAGGTCAATATTTTTAAAATACACTGGTGCTTTGGATTCTAATTGTACAGTAACATTGGGTCCAAACAGTGTAAGCAAGATGTGGTTTATTCAAAACGCCACAACAGACAGTGGGTCATCAGGCCCTTATAGCCTTATTATAAATCAAGGCACGACAGCCGGAAGTGGTTCAAAAATTACCATACCGAATGGACAAGTTAAATGTGTTCACACTGATGGAATTGGTGACAATTCTTCTGTTATTGATGCATTTACAGGTTTAAGCGTTCCAAGCATGTTTATAGCGGGTGCCGCCCCAGCAAGCATTGGTGATGTTTTGGCATTAAGCATAGCGTTAGGATAGAATATGGCTAATACCTTTAAGAGTTACTTGGCAAGCGCCACAGGTACTGGAGAGGTAGCTGTTCGCACAGTTGCTTCTGGAACTCAAACTGTTGCAGTGGGTATTAACCTTGCAAACATTCTAACCACACAAATTACGGCGAGTGCTTACATCACTAGAGATGTGTCTGGAACACCAACAAATTTCTATATAGTAAAAGATGCCCCGATACCTGCACAGGGCGCTCTGTCTGTTTTAGACGGCAAGATTATTTTAGAAGCTGCGGATGTGGTTAAGGTTATATGTAATACGGCAAGTGGCCTAGACACTATGCTATCGGTACTGGAGATTACCTAATGGCTGGATATATTGGCTCTAAATCTTCAGGAATTATTTCAGGCATTGATGCGTCCATCGCTGAGTTAAACCTTAATGATAAGGCTTCAGCCAACGGCACTACAGAGGCCAACAAGGTTCTTACGGCAGATGCCAATAAAGATGTTACCGCGATCCGCAACTTGACAGCTACAGGTGATGTGACGGCTGGCGGTGCTGTAGCTGTTACGGGCAATGTGACGGCTGGTGGTTCTGTAACTGCTACAGGAACTGTTACACGCGCTCTGACGCGAGGTTCTATTGATGTTGGTAATAGCTCTGGTGTGTCATCTGCTTTAGCAAAAGGTGCTGCAGGAACAGTTCTTACTAGCGATGGAACAGACTTGTCATTTGTGGCAGCAAGCGGAGGCGGTGAGCAAGAGTTTACGGCAACAGGCGCGATTACAGCGGGTCATCCCGTAGGCTTGAACTCAGACGGAACGATTAGTTCTCTGATTTCGCCTTTTGGCCCTTCGGGGTCTCAAAGCCCTTCGTTTGTAACAGAATATAATAACATAGACTATAACTCATCGAATAATACAATTACTGGACTAACTTCTACCGCTAGTGGCGGCAGTGGTGGATATAAGTTGCAGGTCGCATCTATTGATGCAAGTTTAAACTTTACGTTTGGCACTGCGGTTCAAGTTCCCGGATCAGACAGGGGCGTTTATACGGCGAAAACTCAAACTGCAAGAGATTTGAGTACAGGTAAATATTTGTGTATCTTTGAAGAAACAAATCCCGGTGTTAATCTGAGGGCCGCTGTTGCTACCGTCAGCGGTACAAGTGTAAGTTTTGGAAGCGAACAACAATTAGGTTCTTCAAGCGAGGGCAACAATTACGAACTAGTCTACAGCGGCACAGCAAACAAATTTATATCGTTTTATATATCTAGCAGTAACTACATTTATGCTCGTATTTATACTGTCTCTGGGAACAGTGTTAGCGTATCCAGTGCAATTACTGTCGTAAGCTCTAGCATAAATAGGTTTGACGTAAGGCTTGACCCTAGCACCAGCAAAATTATTTTGGCGTATTCCGACGGTTCTGATGGCTTGAAACTAAAGAGTAAGGTTTGCTATCTTAATGGTTCTACAGTTTCATCAGGTTCTGTAGTTACAGTAGATTCAGCGGCTCTTAAAGCTGACCAAGAAATATATTTAACTCAGGACACTAACGTAAATAAAATTGTAGTTTCTTATGAGCATAACAGCCCACAATTAAATTACATTGCTATTGGTACGGTCAGTGCTGGCGACAACACTGTGTCCTACGGTACACCTAAAAAGGGAGCCGATGGTGCAAGCACAACAGCAGTTCCATTTTTTATATCAACTAACAACACAATAGGTCTGAGTATAAATAGTAACTTATATCCTATTAAAATAAACGGAACGTCTTTTGACTACGGAGATACAATTACAGCTTTTGGTGGAGTTTTAGTGTATGTCTCTGGTCGGAATGGCTTTTATAGTGGCGGTACGGCCCCAAAAATAAAAAAACCAGTCTTTCCTAAATACGTTGGTTTAGCTGCCGAAAGTATCTCTGACGGTGCGGCTGGAAAAGTGACAATTATTGGTGGAATTAATACCCAGCAGTCTGGTTTAGTCGCTGGTCTGCCGTATGGTATGCCTTTTCTATCAGAAAATTCAACGACACTTACCCTAACCAACAGTACAGTTAACAAGGTTGG